CCTTCGCATCCCTGCTCGCGCGATGTCAAGCGCTGGGAACACGGGGTGGGTGGGAGGGAGGGTGGCCACCCTCCCACCTGGGGTTCAGTGCTGGTGGGCCGCAGCGCACCCGGCGCAGATGTTGTTGTCCGCGATCTGCCGGGCGTTCGCCTTGCGGCTGGTGGCCGCCTTCAGGCACAGGCTGACCTCCCCGCCCTTGACCCGGTAGTGCATGACCTTCGCGTTGGAGTTGGAGGCGCACAGCTCCACCTCGGCGGCGGGGGCGGCGGGGGCCTCCTCGACCTTCGGCTCCTGGCCCTCGGGGTAGCACTCGACGACCGCGACCCGCCGGTCCTCCCAGCCGTACGGGAGCTTCGCCTGCGCGCCCTTGGCCGACATGCTCCAGCGGTTGTCGAACACCTCGCCGTCGGCGGTGCGGGCCAGCGTCACGTGCGTGTACACGCGGCCGGTGGTGGCGGTGCGGGTGAAGCGCTGGCCCTGGTACTCCGCGACGAACGTGACCTTCTTAGCCATGACCTGCTCCTCTGTCCCCCCGGGGGGCTTTCCCCCTCGGCGTGTACCCACACCTTAGCATCACTGCTCGGGTCCGTGTCAAGCGATGGGTACACGGAGAAGCCACCCACCCGGGTGGGTGGGTGGCTTCCCAGGTGGGAGGGGGTGCTAGTCGGCCGCGACGCCGAAGAACAGCCACCCCGTCTGCTCGGGGCCGGTCCCACCGGCCACCGGCACCAGCGCCTGCCCCTTGGTCACCCGGCCCCGGCGGTCACGCTCGCAGGAGCCCTGCACCCCGTACCGGACGCCCTCGCCCTCGCGCAGCAGCCCCTTGACCTCCAGCGCGTGCTTCGCGGCCTCCTCCAGCGTGGCGAACCCGCCCGCCTTCTCCACCAGGTCCACGTGGATGTGGCGCTCCTGGCCGCGCACCGCGATGGCACCAGCCGGTCCCCACTTGTCGTCCACGCCCTGGGTGCCCTTCTCGCTGTACTGGTCGGCCAGCTCGTACGCGGCCTCCAGGGTCACCGGCTCCTTGACCAGGGGTACGACCTCGTCCTTCGCCGCGACGTTCCCCCGGCGTCCGCCGTCCTCCGCCTCGGCCATCATCCGGGCGTTCTTGAACGCCTCGCCCAGGTGGGTCCCGCCCTGGTACTGGTTGAAGCTCGCTGCGCCCATGGTCTGCTCCTCCGTCGTGGCCGGGGGGGCTTCCCCCCTCGGCGTGTACCCACACCTTAGCATCACCCACCCGAGCCGTGTCAAGTTGCGGGAACACGGGGTGGGTGGCCACCCCACCCCCCGGGTGGGGGGTGGGGTGGCCGGGCGGTCAGTCCCGGCCGCCGTACAGCAGGTGCAGCAGCAACTCGGCACAGGGGGCCACGCCCGCCTGCCCGGCGTGCATGTCCGCCGTGCGCAGCGCCGGGGCCACCCACCGACGCCGGGGGGTGCCGGTGCGCAGCATGTCTGCGAGGGTCACGTACAGCTTCCCGGCCGCCGCCGCGTGGCCCGCCTTGTCCGGGCTGATGCCGCGCAGCTCCTTGGCCAGCTCCAGGGTGCTCGCCGCGAGGTCCGTGAGCTGACCGACCTTCATGTCCTGGTCCATCTGCCCCTCCAGGGGGGTCCGGGCCGGGGCGGGCTTCCCCCGCCCCGGCGTGTACCCACACCTTCGCATCGCTGCTCGGACCGTGTCAAGCGCTCGGTACATGACCTTCCCACCCACCCGGGTGGGTGGCCACCCCACCCCCCACGGGGTGGGGTGGCCGGGCGGTCAGCGTCCGCTCAGCCGCTGGTACAGGTCGACGCACGCCTGGCAGCAGGGGATGTCCCCGACCGGCTGCATGTCCACGACCGCGACCGCCTGGACGTTCTCCGCCTGGTGGCGGGCGCTGTACTGACAGGGGGTGCCGGGCTCCGGGGTGAGGTTGACCTTCGCCATGGTGTGCTCCTTCGGTGGGGCCGGGGGGTCGCACCCCCGGCGTGTACCCACACCTTCGCATCGCGTCCGTGGACGTGTCAAGCGGTGGGTACACGGCACACCCCACCACCCACGTGGGTGGGTGGTGGGGTGGCGGTCAGGCGGTGACGCGCCAGGCGGTGCCCTCGGCGTCCACCGACTCGTCCGTCATGGTCGAGTCGGGCGCCTCGGTGACCGGCGCGTCCCACTCGACGGGGAAGGTACCGGCCGCCCCCGGCGCTCCCTGGGCGGTACCCAGTTCGCCGCCCGGCAGGGCCTCGACGCGCGTGCCAGCGGTAACGGTGGCCATGGCCACACCCCTTTTCAGTTGACCCCGGGTCACCCCGGGGCGTGTACCAACACCCTCACATGCCGTCCGTGGACGCGTCAAGTACCGGGTACACCACCCACCCGGGTGGGTGGGTGGTGGGGTGTACGCGCCCCTGTGCGGCCCTGTACGGCCGCCTGCGGCCCCCGGGGGGTTCCCCCGGGGGCCTGGTGGTCAGGCGAGCTGGGCGGCCAGCTTGGCGCCCTTGGCGGTGATGAAGGCGCGGGCGGTGTTCTTGTAGTGCTTCTGCCGGGTGTTGCTGTCCCACCCGTTGGCGATGCCCTCGCTCTTCGCGTCCTCGACGATCTCCTCCAGCTCCTCGTCCAGCTCCTCCAGGAAGGACTCGACCAGCGGCTGGAGCGCGCGGGGGGCCTTGGTGATCTGGACCTGGAAGGCGCGGTTGCCGGTCTTGTGCTTGTTCTTCAGGCCCTGGAAGGTCAGCTCCGCGCCCATGGCCTCGACCAGGGCGGCGACCGCGTCCCGGCGCTGCTTGCCGTACTGGTCCTCGTTGTCCACGACGATCTCGAACTCCGGCTCGCCGTCCTCGGTCTCGTCCTCGTCCAGCTCGTCCTCGTCGGCCTCGACCTCGTCCACCACGCTGGTCTTGCAGAGGGTGAAGGGGAAGTCGTTGTCGGCGGCGAACTGCTCGGCGTCCTCCACCGTCTCGATGTCCTTCAGGACCTTGCCGTTGACCTTGGCGCACTCGCAGTTGGTGTGGATGTAGACCTTGGTACCGGCGGCGGTCTTGCGGGCGGCGGCGGTGGTGTTCGACATCTTGGTCTCCTTGGGCTGTGCCTCGGGGCCGTGTTCCCGTTGGCGTGTACCCACACCTTCACATCGGCGCTCGCGCGATGTCAAGCGTTGGGTACATGTGCTCGCGAGCACACCCGGATGGCGCCGCCGTTAGTGCGCGATCCTAAGCATCTTTGGCTCCGGCCGGCTCCGCACAGGAGCCGAAGCGGCTACGCCCAGGAGTCAGCCCAGGTACGGTGCCCGCCATGACCGACCCAGTGAACGTCGTAGGGCACACCAGCGGGCTGTGCCCGGTGTGCCGCCAGCCGTACGTCTCCCAGCCGGACCTCGTCACGGACGTGGACGCGGTCGACCACCTGACCGGCCACGGCCGCCGCGAGGTGGCCTTCGCCCTGCTGGTCAGCGAGGGGCGGCGCCTGCTCGCGGAAGGGGCGGGCGACGCGGTGCGCACCCGGGTGTTGCAGCTCGGGCGCCACCTCGACCAGGTAGCGGACGAGCAGCGGCTGGCGGTGACCGGTGGCGACGGGTTCTGACGGCGTACGGTGCCGGAATGGAGAGTGAACCCCTGCTGTCGCCCGACGTGTCCCTCAACCTGCTGGGCCGTGCAGAGTGCCCCGTGTGCGCGGCCCCCTTCTTCAACCCTTCCGACCGGGTGCCCGGCGTGGAGACGCAGGTCGTCCACTGCGACCGGCGGGTGATGGAGCACCTGGCCGCCCACACCGCCCGGGAGCTGGCCTTCGCCTACCTGGTCACCGATGCGCGGCTGGCCTTTGCTCGCAACGACATGGCCCCGGACACGGCCGCCCGCTACGACGAGGCGGTGCTGGCGCTGGCGGCGGACTACCGCGCGGAGCTGCTGGGCTGACCCACGGGGGCGGGCCGCTGCAACGGGCACCGCCCCCTACCTGGACCAACAGGTGAGCTGACGAACAGCTACACCCCCACCATGCCGGGCTGCGCCCTGCTCGCCAACCGCGCGAGACGCTTCTGAAGAATGTAGGAACCCCACCACCCGGCTGGGTGGTGGGGTTCCTGGGTGGGTGGGGTGGGTCAGATCGCCCACTCGTACATGCGGGTCTTGCCGCCCTTGGGGAAGACGATGACCTTGGACGTGTTGCCGTTGTGGTCGAGCGCCACGTCCACGTGTACGTACTGGCCGATGAGCGGGTGCGGGGCGAGGATCTGGTCCGCGTACTCCGCCAGGCTCATCCGGCTGTCCAGCAGGCACTCCCTGGCGTACTCCACCAGCAGGTCGTGCTCACCCATCTGTACGTTGCCGTCGCGGGTGATGATCAGGGTGACCGCCTGCGAGCGCCCTTCGCCCGCACCGAAGATCTCGGTGGAGACGGCGGGGTGGCGGACGGTGCGCTCGCCGTTGTGGATGCTGATGCCGGGCATGTGGGGCTCCTCTGTTGCCGTGGTCCGTACCGTGTACCCAGACCTTAACACCCGGCGTCCCGCCTGCGTCAAGGGGTGGGTTCCCACGTGGGTGGTGGGGTGCCCACCCACCCACCACCAGGCCCGGGGCCGTGCGCGTACCGGCACCCCACCCGGGGGCACGCGTGCTCACCGCAGGCGGGCGCGTAGTACATCCACTCCCCGTCGTCGGGGCACAGGCACCACGGCTTGGAGCAGACGTGGCCGGTACCCGGCAACGGCTCCCACGCCGCCCACCGCGCATCGTCGTCCCCGTACAGGGGTTCCACGCTCGTGGTGCCGTCGTCCCACCGCACCCCCATACGGGAGCGCCCCGGGTCCGTCCACTGGACAGTCCCGGGGCACTGGTCGGAAGTGGAGCGCAGGCGCCTACCCTGGGCCGGGTCTTCCACCGCGTGTCTCCTTCACTCGTGCAGCTTGCCCCGCGACTCCCGTGTGCAGCCCGGGGCCGTGCACACTACCCACACCCAGAAGTGGCACGGCGCGTCGAAGGAGCAGCCGGGGCACTCCAGCCACGTGCACTCGGTGGCCGACAGCTTGGGCATCACCCCGGCCAGGGAGGAGGGCGGGGCGGTCCGGGCCACCAGCCGGGAGCCCAGCAGCGGATCGCCCTGGTGCCCGCAGTCGGGGCAGCCGTCGCGCACCGCCGGGGCATCGGCCGGGATCTCCCCCAGGGCGCCCCACACCATGCGGTGCTCCACCACCAGCGTGCCCCGCGCCAGGCAGGTGTCGCAGCGGCCCTGCACCGGCCCCTCGGCCGGGAGCCACACCGCCCCCGGCGGCGGCGCGCTCACGCCTTCACCTCGTAGCCCTGGGAGAGCTGCACGCGCCAGGCCAGCAGCGCCCCCCACTGGTAGGCGTAGCGGGCCAGGTCACCGTCCGACAGCGGATAGGCCAGCCCCAGCTCCTCCGCGAGCGTGCGGTCCGTCCACTCGAACCAGCCCCGTGTCGCGGGGTCCAGCGACTTCTTGAAGCCCACACGGTCCCTCAAGGTCCCTGCTCCTCTCTGCCCCGGTGGACGGCCGGGTGGTCGTCCAGCCACTGCGCCACCAGCTCCGCGTGTTCGGCCGCGTGCCGGGCGATGAGGGTCAGCGTGGCGTACTGCTGGGACAGCTCGCGGCGGGAGCGGCAGTTGTCGCCCCGGTGCAGCTCCATCGCGGCCCGCCGACCGGCTGGCGTGCAGTACGCCCACGTCGTCGGCGACGGGGAGGAGGTGAACACCGCCCCCCGCGTCACCGTGTTCCACTCCTTCTCGGTCCACCGCACCAGCCGCCCGGCTTCCACCAGGTGCTTGATCTCCGTCTGGAGCCCGCCCCAGGAGATCACCCGGCGCAGGTCGTACAACCCGTCGACCCCGGACAGGTCGACACCCATGAGCACCGCCGCCTGCTGCGCGATGCGCCCTATGGTCACCGGCCCGCCGCCCTCCAGGGCGGCGACCGCCGCGAGCACCTGCTCGCGGTCGGCCCTCGGCAGCAGCGCTGCATAACCCCCCATCACGTCCCCTCCTTCTTCTTCACAGCCTTCGTGGACGCCCTGCGAATGTAGGTGTTGCCGGGCTTGGGCACCGTGGGAATGTCCTTCTCCTCCACGCCCCGGTCTTTCAACATCTTGATCATGGCGTCGGTGTCCGGCTTGGTGCCGTCCCTGCCGTACGACACGGTGATGCCCCCGTACTGCCCCGCCTCTGGCTTGCCGACCTGCGCCTTCAGGAAGTCGATCTTCTTCTCCAGGGCGCCCGCCTCCGCGCGCAGCTCCACCACCCGCTCACCGGCGTACGCGATGCCCTCGTTGTCGTGCACCGCGATGGCCCGGGAGGACCCGGGGGTGGCGTCCTTGCCCCAGCAGCGGCGCAGGAACGCGCACCCGTCGCACACCCACGACAGACCCGGCCCGCGCTCGTCCCTCGGCGCGTAGTCCGGGTCCTCGGACAGCGCGACCAGGTGCTGCACGCGGCGCAGCGTGGCCAGGTACTCCTCCTCGCCGAACGGTTCCACCACCGCCTTCACGGCGCCGGTGCCCCGGTCCAGGTACACCCACGCCGTCCACGCGACCGCCACGCCCATCTGCACCAGCGCCGAGGCGTACCCGCGCACCTGCTTGCGGTGACGCTCCCGCGCCCCGAAGACGTCGATGTCGCCCAGCTTGAAGGCGCCCACCGTCTTGAGGTCGATGACCCCGCCTCCACCGGCCCGGGTGTAGCAGTCCGCGGAGCCGTCGATCTTGACCAGCGGGGTGACGCCGTCCTCGGTGGGACCGATGGGCACCACCAGCTCCACCCGCTTCTCGTGCTCGCCACCGGCCAGCAGCGCGGCCAGTTCCGGCAGCAGCCCGTCGTGAATCCACGTGCCGACCATCGCGGCCCGTGCTTCCTCCTCGTTCATCACGTGGACGTACTCGGGGTCCGGGTCGACGCCTGCGACCCGGTAGGCGGACTCGCGCTGGCAGCCGCCCAGGTAGGACATGGACAGGCCGAACAGGTTGCGCCGTGCCTCCTGCCCCCGGGTGTTGGCGGCGGCGAACGACTTGCCCACGCCCCGCTCCAGGGTGGAGGCCACCACTTCGACGGCCGCCTTCGGGAGCGGGGCAAACCGCAGGTCGGAAGGCTCGTACCGCTCAAGCGCCCCGTCGTGCACGTCGGTCACTTCTCGGTCCCCTTGCAGCTCTTGAGGTGGGAGTCCTCGAACATCACCAGGTCGGCCGGGCAGCCGCACGGCATCAGCTTCTCGTCCACCGGCGCGGCGCCCGCCTTGTTGAAGCCCTCACCGGTGGGCGAGGGGGCGGTCTTGGCGGCCGGTGCCTTGGCCCGCAGCCGCGCGGCTGCGGGCGCGGCGGTCTTCTTCGCCACCGCCTTCCTGGCGGCGGGGGTCTTCGCGGGCGCCTTCTTCGCCGGGGCCTTGCGCGCGGCCGTCTTCTTCACCGGGGCGTCCTCCACCACCTCGGCGTCGACCACCGCCTCGGCCTTCGCCTTCTCCTCGGCGGCCCTGGCTCGCGCCCCGGTACGGCCGCCTGCGGCCTTACGGGCACGCGCCGGGCCGTCACCCTTGACCGGCGCCTTCTCGCCCGCCTGCTGGCTGGGGAACGGCGTGGCGGGGGGCACCGCCTCGCCCCTGGCCTGCGCCTCCTTGCGGCTCTTCGCGGCGGCCAGCTTGCCCAGCAGGACGTCCCGGACGGTGAACTCCTTGGTCTCGTCCGCCGCGTACGCCAGCACCTGCGGATAGTCCATCCCGAGCTTCATCAGGATCGACTCGCGCTCCGCCCCGTCCTCCAGGTACTCGGTGTCCTTCACGGCCTCCAGCACCTGGGCGACCAGCTTCTGGTCCTCCTCGCGGTACGCGGCCAGCACGTCCTCCTGGTCGCGCGGGACGTCGTCCTCGTTCGGCGACTCGTCGTAGAGGAAGTCCGACCCCATCCCGAGCATGACCTCCGGGCAGTACCGGGAGACGGCCCGGGTGGTGGCGCGGGCGTACAGCATGTTCTCCGGCTGCTTGTCCCACTGCCCGCCCTTGTTGTTCCCGGCCGGGTCGGTGAGCCCCATCCGGTGGGCGTCCTGCATGGTGAACTCCACCCGGCGGGGCTCGCGCTCCCCGGCCAACTGGATCAGCAGGACGCAGTGGTGCCGGTCGGACTGCAAGGTCATGAACTTGTGCCCGGCCCGGCGCGCGAGCGCGCGCACCAGGCGCGCGGACTGCGCGACCTTGTTGGAGCGCCGCTGGATGTACAACTCGTCACACGCCACCGCGAACGGGATGTTCAGCGCGCGCGCCCGGAGCATCAGGGCAAGGACGTTGCCGGGCTTTCCTTGCAGCTCAGTGGGCAGGAAGTGCTCCGCACCGGCCAGCTCGCGCGCCATCTCCATCATGAGCTGGAAGTCGTTGGGGACGTCGGTGTCCGACAGGTGGTGACTGGACACCGGCGTCATCGCCGTGGATGCTGGGGGCGCGGATGCAGTGGTGGTCATGGGTTGGTCTCCTTCTGGTTCCGTACCGTGTACGCGGCCCCTGGGTAACTGATGGTTGTCGGTCCCGGGGGTCGCGGTCTGTTCTGGGCTAGGACGGCGTGTCGCCCACCGCCTCCTCCCCGGCCGCCTGGCGCAGCTTGAACTCCGGCAGAGCGTCTTCTCCCAGCAGCTCCACCACCCACGCCGTGTTCGGGTCCAGCCCGAACTCCTCGGTGCGCCGCACGGCCCAGGCGCGCAGCGTCGCGGGGTCGGACAGGCGCCCGGTCTGCCTGCCGAACTTGATCACCTCCAGCTCGTTCCAGCCCAGGAACTTGTCCCCGACCCGCACCGACGCGGGGATGAAGGCGTTACGGCGGCGCAGCGCCAGGACCGCCAGGTCGGTGAGCCCGTACAGGTAGGAGCAGTGCGCGGACCCCAGGTAGACGCGGGGCGGGGCGCTGTACTTCTCCTCCACCAGGCGGCGCATCTCCGGCAGCGAACCGTCCTCCACCCGGTTGCGCGGCCGGTCCCCGTCCCACCCCCCGGCGGGCTGGCCGTCCTGGGCGAGCCTCTTCGTCTCGACGCCGTAGCGCAGCACCCGGGCGTCGTCCCAGCCCAGGGTCCCCGGCGTCACGATGACGTCCGGGAGCAGCCGCGCCCCCTCGCGCTCCAGCCGGAACGTCTGGGTGCGCGACAGGTACAGCCGCTCGTGGAGTTCCCCGTAGCTCAGGAAACGCTTCGTGGCGTCGCCGATGTCCCCCTCGAAGGGGGTCGTCCTGGTCGTGGTGCCCATGGCTGGCGATCCTCTCGTATGGTCCAGTTACTTTATATGCGGGTCGGGGCGATGCTAAGGGACGGGTCCACGCCCGGCGCGGTAGCGCGCCGGGCGCCCGGGGACGCCGTCACTCGTGGCAGCGGTCGGCGCGGACGGTCTCGGCCAGCGTCTCGCCGCAGGCGTACAGCTCGGCCACCTGCTCACGCCTGCGGCAGCCGTGGCACAGCTCGTAGCCGAGGGCGGCCGGGGCACTGTCGCAGGCCCCGCACAGCTCCGGCTCGGGGGTCGCGCACATGGTGGCGGTGTGGTCGGGGCAACCGCCCTGGCCAGGGGTGTAGCAGTGGGAGCAGAGGCCCGGGGCGATGTGCGCCCAGGCCAGCGTGAAGTCCACGCGCCTCGGCTTGCCCAGCACCAGCAGGGTGCGGTGCAAGGTGGTGGCGCGCGGCAGCCTCTCCAGCAGCAGGCCGCACAGGCACTGCGCCGCCTTGCCCGGGTAGTCGTAGCTGGGCGGCACCGGGATCATGCGCTGCGCCATGGCCTCGAAGAGGGTGGCCGCGTCGTCGGCCTGGGGGGTGGTAGCCACATCCGCCAGGGTGGCGGAGGAGCCGTGGCGTTCCATGAGGGCGCCGAGTTGTTCCAGGTTCATCCTCGTACCTCCTGCTTTGGTCTGCCATACCGTGTACCAATACCTTAACACGACGTCTAGGCGGACGTACAGCAATGGGTACCCGACACGCGAGGAGGCCCGCACCCGGTCACCCGGGGCGGGCCTCCTCTACACGGTGGGATCTGCTGTCAGAAGTCCACCCCCAGCCGCGTGTCCGGCATCGGGAACGTCAGGACCCTCATCAGCCACTGGTGACGGCGCACCTCCACCGGCGCATCCCGCGCGAGGGAAGGATGGTTCCAGCCCTTCTCCAGCTCGGAGTACCAGGCGATCGTGTACGTCCGCCCGCTCAGCCCCCCGTCCGACCACACCACGAACGACGGCTCCATGGCGTGGAACCACCGGGTGCCGGACACGCCGGAGAGCAGCCCCACCGGGTCACCGAACTTGAAGCCCCCCGGGTAGTCCAGCACGCTGCGCCCCGTCATCCCGCACGCGGTGCGGAACGCCTCACGCTCCTTGACGATCTCCACCAGCGTCCACACGTCCTGCGTGCTCAGCCCGGCGTTCTCCGTCCTCGGCTCGCGTATCGGCCGGGTGCCCTGCTCCGTCATACCTGTCCCTCCCTGGCGTCCCGCAGGCGGTCGCCTGCGGCCTTGCTGGCCATGTCGATCAGGTGCATCAGCACCTCCGCGTGGCCGTCGTGGAACCCGTCGAAGAACGGGTAGTCGTCGAGGAAGGCGAACACGGGACGCGAGGCCGTGAGCGCGTCGTTCACCCTCAGCAGAACCCCCACGCCAAGGGGGCCGTACGCCTCCGTGAAGTTCACGCGCTCGCCGCGCACGGCGAAGTCCCTGCCCGTGTAGAAGACGTCGCGCTCCAGCGCTCCGTCCACCACCAGGCCGCACGCGAGCAGCCCGCGCACGTACACCTCCGCGATGGCCTTCGCCTGGTCCACCTTGCCCTGCACGTCCGGGGCGTCCGGCTTCCAGGTGTTGAGGCCGTCGCCGACCGGCAGCTCGGCCAGCCGGTCCAGCGCTCCGTCGATGGCCTCGCGCACGTGGTTGCGGCGCTCGGCCATGTCGGTCAGGAAGCCCTGGGCGATATCGCTGTCCGCCAGGCGCGGACCTGTGATCGTCATGCGGGTTGGTCTCCTTCCCACCCACCCCACCGGGTGGGTGGCTGGTGGGGTGTCAGGGGGTGATCTGCTCCGGACCGGTACTGCGGTGCCACGGCGCGGTCACCAGGTGGTTGGCCAGCGTCTGCTCGGCCGCCTTCTGCCACGCCATGGCCGGTGCCGTCTTCCCGGCGTTCCACTCCCGGATCGCCCGCTCGTAGCACGCGGCGGCCCCGTAGTGGACGGCCGCGCCCTCGGCGTACTGCGGCCCGGACGCCTCGCCCACGTTGCGCAGGTACAGCATCCGTGCCGTGCACTCCGCGAGCATCGACGCCTTGTGCTGCGCCGGTGTGGGCTGGCCCGCCGGTGCCTGCATGGCGTCCTCCAGGTGCGCGCCGGTGATGGCCTGCTCCACACGCAGCCCCGCCGTGTGCAGCGTCTCGAAGGCGCTGGCACGCAGCCCGGTCGCCCGCTCGTCGTTCCCCGCGTCCTTCGCCCGCTGCGCCTCCATGAAGCTCAGGGACGCCGCGCGCCAGGCGGCGGCTTCCCTGCCCAGGGCGATCGGGGTGGAGGCAGCGCGGGTGCACGCCTCCGCCAGCCGCTTGTCCGTCCAGGCCACCGGCGCTTTCTGGAAGATCACTATCAGTCCTCAGTTCGGTACCGTGTGTAACAGGAGCTTAGCTTGCGCCCCCCACCCGGCACCCAGGTGCGGGTACGTGTAGGGGGGTAAGGCCCGTATGCCGCCGGGCACAGGTGTCCCTCCTCTCCCGCCCCGGCCCTCGGGGCGTGTACCCAAAACCTAACACCACGTCGGACCCGATGCAAAGACCCCGGTACAGGACCCACCACTTGACAGCCCGGGACGGCGGGACGTTAAGGTGTTGGTACACGCCGCACCGCAAGGGCGCGGCCCACCCGGGAGGACACCCATGACCGACGAAGGCTTCACCGTCGTCCGCGCCAGTAACAACCTGCGCGTCTACGTCGTCCAGGTGCTGGCCGCGCTGGACGGGGCGGTGCACGACACCACCGCCACGCACGTCCACTGCGGCGTGCAGGTGGACATGTACGGGTCCACCAACTGCGGCCCGGTCCTGTCGTACGAGTTCGTGGACGACGGCAAGGACTTCGGTCACGTGGAGATCCGTAACTACGCGGGCGACCTGGTGCGCAAGCCGATGCGCCTGGCCAAGCTGCACGACGTGCGCCCGTGCTGGGACACCGCCTGCGACCCGGCCCGCACCCCGGAGCCCGCGCCGGACCCGGAGGACGACGAGCCGGAGTCCGCGCCCCGGATCAACCCGGACAGCCGGGGGCCGCTGCGCGAGCAGGAGGACACGGGCTACGACCCCTACGCGGGCACGGGCTTCGACGGGGAGTAGCGCCCCCCGGGCGGGGTGGGTGGGAACCCACCCCGCCACCCTATGGACCAAGAGCTTGACATCACGCCCGGACAGGATGTTAGGGTGTGGGAACACGGTACAGAACACCAACCGGACGGGAGTCCACCATGGCCACGAAGTACACGATCGCCGAGACCGCCCACACCGAGGAGTCCGACACCTTCTCCTCCAAGGCCAAGGCGGTCGAGGCGGCCGACGCGGCAGCCGAGGAGTACCCGGGCACCCCCTTCCGGGTCCTCACCGGCAAGGGCACCGTCGTGCACACCGCCTTCGCGGAGTCCGTCGACGTGGTGGACGAGGACCCGGCCGACGAGGTCCCCGAGGTCCAGGTCACCGACGAGGAGGAGGACGCCGAGCAGGACCAGTCCTTCGCGGAGGTGCTGAGCGAGACCATGGGCGTGCCCGTCCTGGACGCCACCGACGTGGACGAGGACTTCGAGGAGGAGGACCCGGCCACCGACGTGGACGACGACTTCGAGCCGGAGACCCAGGAGGCCGGACAGGTCGAGGAGGACGGCGAGGCGGACCCGGGCCACGGGATGGAGGTCGTCTCCACCGAGCAGGCCGTGGCACTGCTGGCGCAGGCGGAAAGCGGGGACGAGGACGCTGCCGGGGACGGTACCGCCAGCGCCCAGGACATCGCCACGGCCCTGGCCCCCGGAGGCCCCGGGGTGCGCGCCCTGATGGAACAGGCCCCGGCCGCGCCGGTGGCAGCGCAGCCCGCCCCGGCCGGTGCCGAGCTGGAGCTGTGCGCGGCCAACACGAACGCGAAGCGCATGCACTACCGGGCGATCGGCGAGGACCCCTCCGCCTGCGGCTCGTCCAAGACGACCCGCCGGGCCAACGCCCACCAGGTTCAGACCGCGTCCATGTGCACCGCCTGCGAGAAGCTGGCCGACGGCAAGGTGGTCGACACCCGCCCGGCGGGCACGGCTCGCGGGGGCTCCGGCAGCCGCAAGGCGCCCAAGACCCTGGTCCTGGACGCGGGCGAGATCCGCGACATCGTGGGCCACCTCAAGCGCGGCGAGGCGTACGAGCTGGAGCTGTCGGACGGCACCCGGGTGATGGTGGTCGCGGGTGACCCGGCCACCGGCGAGGTGTCCGACGACCTGGGCGACATCAAGTCCATCAACGTCGTCGCCTCCTGACCGGCGCGGCCACCCACCCGGGTGGGTGGCCGCGTACCGGCCGCTTGCCCTCAACCCCCCGGGTGATGTTATGGTCTTGGTACACACCACCGAGAAGGGCACATGACCACCATCACGAGGACCCCCAGCCGCACCACCGCCCGGCGGTGCGAGCTGGTCACCTGCACCAACCGGCCCGCCTCGGTCCGCGTCCGCCTCGCGTGGACGTCCCGCACCGAGGAGGGCCGCATGGTCCGCGAGCGCGACCTGTGCGCCACGGACGCGGCCGACAAGGAGCAGGAGTTCGACAAGCCGGGCGACCTCTTCGAGATCATCGCCACGTACTGACGGGAGACCAACCCCATGAGCGAGACCACCACCCCCCGCCGCGTCAACGCCGGACCCCGCCCCATCAAGGCCATCGTCGCCGACGTCTACACCGAGTGGGGCGACAAGGTCGACACCAGCGGGTACGCGGCCAAGCCCTACCTCAAGGCCCTGTCCAACGTCGAGAGCGCCGAGGAGATGTACGGCGACGAGAAGGCGGAGCACCTGCTGCGCTACCTGCTGTCCAACCTCGCGCAGTTCAAGGGCCAGCGCGCCCGGGAGCTGAAGGAGGAGCTGCGCGACCACCTGCCGAAGCGCTCCGGCAAGTAACCCCACCCACCCGACCACCCACCCAGGAAGGAGTCCCATGGGCTGCTGGGGACCCGGGCCGTTCGACAGTGACACGGCCGCCGACTACGCCCACGAGGTGCGCTCGGCAAGCGACCTGGAGGCGCGCGCGGATGTCCTGCACTTCGCGATGCGCAACCTGGTGCAGGCCGAGGAACTGACCCTGCACCGGTTCGAGGACTACGAGCTGGAGTCCGTCGTGGAGCGCGCGGTCGCGGCCGTCGCCTTCGTCGCGGACCGCATCCGCAACCGCTGCCACTGGACCGACACCAGCTTCGCCCGGGGCTGCAAGCGCGAGGAGCCGTACGACCTCCTGCCCCCGGTCGAGCTGGCCCCCGTCACGGACCCTTTGTGGGTGTGCGCCATGGCCGCCCTGGACAAGGTCCAGCACCTGCTGCTCACCGACGACTCGGCCGGGGACTACCTGAAGGTCCTCGGGGAACTGCGCGACGACCTGCGCCAGCACGAGCCCACCGACTGACCCCGCCCCCAGTCCCCGGCGGCAGCCACCGCAGCGCGGAAGGCTACCGGGGCGAGAACCCCCCGAGCAGGAAGGAACACCGCATGGCGACCCGCAAGACCATCCGGGTATGGGTGCTGTTCCGCGCCAACCCGCGCCACGCCCAGGGCGCCGCCGACCCCGGGCTGGAGCTGGAGGGCTTCACCACCGTCCGGGACGCGAAGCGCATCATCGGCCAGCGCATCGCCCTGGGAACCGGCACCGCCTACTACGTCCACCCGGACCGCGAGGCGGACCGCCAGTGGACCCACTGGGCGGACAACGACAAGGACACCGCGTACGCGGAGGTGTGGCTGTACGCCCACCACACCGACACCCCGCCCGGCTGGGAGCCGGACGCCACCAGTCAGCCCGACGAGAAGTGGACCCACAAGGGCCTGCTCGGCGTCGAGCGCACCCCCTACTGACCCCGGACGGAGCACCATGCCGCAGCCCCTGACCGAGCCCGTCCCCGGCACCGACAGCCTCGGGGACCTCATGACCCAGTCCGCCGCGCGCCGCGAGGCACGCTCCATGAACGACCGGGGCATCCCCGCCGTGGCCACCACCGTCCCCGCCGGTTGCTGGGGCGGGACGGAGAAGGGGTGGACCGTGTACATCGGCGACCCCTACGCCACCACCCGCTGACCCACCCACGAACCCACCCACCCGGGGTGCACGGCCCCGGGTGGCAGGGGAGGAGACCAACCCCATGAACAAGGAAGCATTCGTCCTGGCGGTGGAAGACATCACCGGCCAGGGCATTCCCGAAGTCACCAAGGCTGTGAACGCGATGCTCCAGGTGATGGTGCACACCGTCGCCTCCGGCGAACCCCTGTGCATCACCGGCTGGGGCACCATGGAGCCCGTCATCCGGCCCTCGCGCATGGCCCGCAACCCCGCCACCGGCGGCACGCTGCGCACGAAGGACCGCATCGGCGTCAAGTTCAGCGCGGCCGACCGCTTCCAGGAGCTGACGAACGGCGACCTGCCCCTGCCCGCCACGGCCGCCGAGCTGCACATCAAGGCACCCAGGGGCACCGCTACCCCCCGCGCCCCGCGTACGTCCGAGCAGGCCCCGCTGTGAGCGCCCGGGGCAGACGCGCTGCCGCGCGCACCACCCTTGCCGCCGCCTTACTGCTGGGCTGCGCCTGGTACATGGGCAAGGCCCTCGGTCAGCACCGCCGCGCCCGCAGGCAGATGGGCGTGGAGTCCACCCCCCACACGTACCCGATCCGCCCGTCCCGCATGGAGGCCATCGCATGAGCAGCAACCCGCCGGACCCCACCAAGCACGAGGGTTACGACAACGACGTGGCCGAGGCCCGCCACACGGTCATGGAGTGGCTGGGCAACTGCTTCCCCATCCAGCACATCGCGGTGTCGTTCGCCGACCGGTCCCCGCTGGCCCTGGGTTACTTCGTGATGGCCGCCATCCACGGGGTGCGCGAGGACGACTTCACGCAGGTGGAGATGGCCACCATGCGCGGCGAGACGTGGCGCGACCGGCTGGCCAAGAATCTCCTCGCCCTCATCGAGCACCACGTGGACGGCGGGGGCACCCCGGAGGCGCTGGTCCTGTCCGGCCCCCAGGTGGACAACAACACCGCCCCGTACCGGCAGACCGTCGCGGACTCCATCGCGCGCCGGGACCTGACGCGGATCGACTGGCACAAGCTGGCCGAGGACATGTCGGACGAGCCGCCCACCTGGGCGGGGTACACCGAGGAGCACGACACCCGGGGCTGCTTCGGCTGCCTCGGCCCCGGCTGCATGGTCGGCTACGAGGACGAGCTGACCGACGACGGCGAGGAAGAGGACCAGCCGGACCCGGTCGCCATGGGGCGTCTGGCCCGCCGGGCGCTCGGCCGAGAAGAGTCCGCGCCGGAGTGACGGCTGACGCGGGTTAGGGGCGGGCGGGTTCCAGATGGACCCGCCCGCCCCGTCGTGTACCCACGACTTGACTTCCCGCCCTGTCCCGATGTTAGGGTATGGGTACACGGTACGACGACGGCGGAGGACACCATGGACGCGAACACCACGAAGTGCGGGAAGTGCAAGCGGACCCTCACCTCCGCCGCGTCCGTGGCCCTCGGTTACGGCCCCACCTGCTACCGCAAGATCAAGGCGACGGCCAAGGCGAAGGCGATCACCGCCGCGTACAAGCCCCACCAGATCGAGAAGGCGCAGGAGCTGCTGGCCCTGGGCGCGCTCGTCCCGCTGCGGGGCAACCGCATCTTCCTGGTGCCGAGCACCGAGAAGGACGGCACCGCCCGCGTGTACCGCACGCACCGCAACGCCTGCACCTGCCCCGCCGGGGTCAAGGGCGCCCACCCCTGCAAGCACCGCATCGCCGCCCACATGGTCGCCCTCGCGGTCTGAGACGGAAGGAACCCGATGGAGCCCACGGTCTGGATCGCGGAGAGCGTCCCTGCCCACCAGGTCTTCAAGGACGAGGAGCCCCCCGCCACGCAAGGGGTGGGGACGCTTCTCATCCTGCGTCACCGCGCCCGCAAGTCGGCGGCCAAGGCGATGGCCAACCACCTGCACCACCAGGGACGCCGCCAGCCGATGGTGCACGCCATGCTCAGCGCCGCCGCCGACACCTTCGCCGCCTCCGCCCGCTGCGACCCCTCCCTGATACCGGTCATCCGCATCGGGGAGCGGGTGTACCGGCTGCGCCAGGAACCCGACCCCCAACCCACCACCTGACCCACCGGCCACCCACCCACCCGGGTGGGTGGCCAGGAAGGAACCCATGCCCACCCGGAAGAAGCCCCTGCTCACCCGGCTGTTCCCCAACCTGTACTCCTGCCTGGAGACCAGCGGCGCCCGCCCCGGCACCCCCGCCGCCCACGGCTGGCGCCCCCGCATCGCCACCCACAGCCACATCCGGTTCCTGGTGCTGCGCACCCGCACCGAGGACGGCCGCGAGGTCCGCACCCCCATGACGCCCGAGCAGGCCATCGACCTGGGCAACGCCCTGGTCAAGGCGGGCAAGGCGCAGGGCATGGCGAACCTGCGGCAGTCGGGCGGCTGGATCGTCAACGAGGCCAAGCCCGGCCACGGCTGGCGCACCGGCACCGCCTCCCTCACCCCGGACGAGATCGACTGGAACAAGACCTGATGCCCCGTCCCACCATCCCCGCGCGCCCGATGCTGGTAGCCGACTTCATGCCGGTCCTCCAGCGTCGGCGCACCCACACCATCCCCATACGGCAGTGGGTCATGGAGGGTCGCCTGCCCAAGGGGCTCTACTCCACCCTGGACGCACTGCGCGGGGCACAGGAGCGCGACCTGATCACGGTGGACGACTCCCTGCCCGGCCGCGCCGGTCGCTCCCTGCTCCTGACCGGCAAGGGGTTGTCCTGGAAGCCCGGCGAGGACGGCCAGCCCGAACCCCTTGAGTACACCTGGTCGTACCACGGGCGCGGCGTAACGGGGTCACTGGCCGACTGGGGGCGCTCGTGGGCGGTCAAGGCCCACCAAGTGCCCGGCGGCCCCCTGGGCTGGACCCTGGCCGCCCGGCGGTACTCCTGCTACATGCCCCACGTCCACGAGGTCGACGGCCGGTGGCGCATCGTCGCCGCCGGGGAGCAGGCGTTCGTGGACAAGGCAGACGGAGACGGAGGAGAACTGTGCGAAGCGAGCTGACCGGCCCCGACCCCTTCGACCTGCCCGCCCCCGCCACGGCCCCGCTGGTCGTGGTGAGCGCGGAGGAGTACCGGCTGACGCGGTACCTGGTCCTGCACCGCCGCTGGTGCCCCTGCACCCGCAAGCAGCCCGGCCCCCCGCGCCGCTGGCACCACGCCCTGGGGGCGCGCGACCTGCGCCACCTGCTGGAGCAGGTGTGGCCGCACGACACCCCGCCCGGGTTCGCCGTCCGCGACCTGGCCGGACGCGTGGCGCTGGCCGCGTGCCGCCCCCTGCTGCCCATCCACCCCTACCACCGCACCCTCATGAAGGAGCAGAACACCATGGACAAGGTCACCGTCCTCGCGTGCCCGGACGCCACCGGGAAGTTCATCGTCCACGACCCCGCCTGCGGACACCCCGCCCGGCTGCGCGCCGCCAAGAACGGCACCGGCCAGCACCGCACGGTGGCCAGCCTGCCGGAGCTGGTGCGCGACCTGTACCCGGCCAACACCCTGGAGGCTGAAGGGCTGGACGTGATCGTGGAGCGGGACTTCGAGGTCCGGGACTGCACGCCGCTGCCGGTGGAGGAGCCCGCGGAGGAGTCCTTCGAGGACCGGGTGGCCAAGGCGGTGCTCGCGTCGTACAGCGCCCTGGTGGCCCTGGCCACCACCGCCGACACCGTCGACGGTCTGTGTGCGCGTGAACTCACGCTGCGCCTGGAGCAGCGCCACGCCACCACCTCGGTGGCGCGGCGCGCGTCGGCGAACCTGACCACCGGCGACGTGCGCGCGCACCTGGTGGCCTCCTCCGAGTGCGCGGCCTGGGTGGGTGTGCGCGCGGGAGCCGAGGTGGACCTGCCGCAGGACGCCACCGACATGGACCGGGCGAAGCGGTGGGTGGCCACCGCGCGCGCCATGGTCAGGCGGTTCGACGAGCAGTGGCGGCGCAGCATGGAGGACGGCGGCACGGCCATGGGCCGGGCGTTCAAGGAGGCCGAGGAGGAGGGGCGCCGCCGGTTCGTGAACCACGCCACGGACGCGCTCCAGCCGGTCGCGGACCTGATGGAGCCGCGCGGGAGCTGGTAGCCACGCCGCGCCGTGTACCCACTGCTTGACGTTGGGGCGCGGCGCGATGTTAGGGTTTTGGTACACGGTACGTACAGCGGTTCGCCCACCAGGGTGGCCACCCACCCACCTGGGTGGGTGGCGCCCAGGGGGCGGGCTGCCCCCCACGTAAGGACGTAGCCATGGACCACAACCCGTTCGACGACCACGAGGCCCACGCCGAGGACAACGACCGCGCCATCCCCACGACGGCCACCCTCATCCCCGGCCAGCGCCCGCCCTCCGACCTCCCCAAGATCCCCAAGCAGCCCACGCCCGAGGAGCGCTGACCCCGCATGGACACCACGCCCGACATCGCCGCCAGCAGCCTGATCGAGTCGGTGCTGACCCTGACCTCCACCCGGGTGGTGGCCACCGTCACCCCCGACATCGCCGCCCGCCTCCTGGCCACCGTCGACCTCAACGTCTCCCGCCGCATGCAGGGCGCCAACATCCAGCACCTGGCCCGCGCCATGCGGGAGGGTTCCTTCATCCGCGACAGCGCCGGGAGCGACGACCCGATGACCATCGGCGCCGCCGGGAACCTGCGCAACGGCAAGCAGCGGCTGGTGGCCCTCATCATCAGCGGTACCACACAGACGTTCACCTTCACCCTCCACACCGACCCCGAGGAGCGCTGACCCCGCATGGCCAATCCCCGCCCCCTGTCCGCCGAAGCAGCCTTCCTGCACGCCGTCATCGAGGAGGACCCCGACCACGCCAAGGCACTCCTCAAAGACTTCTCCGGGAGCGAGCTGGTGGTGCTGTACCGGGTCCTGGGCGAGGCGGGCGAGATGGTGGCCGCCGAGCACCAGGCGCGCGGTCCCCACGCCTCCGGCATGGAGCTGGGGGGCACCAGGTGACCAGCCGCGTGCACCTGGTGACGCGGCGCGTGGACCCCTTCGCCTGCCGCGCCACCCACCCCCTGACCCGCGAGCAGTGCATCATCGGCCCCTGGGGGCACGACCTGCACTGGACCCGCACGGCGGGCAACCAGTGGCACACCGACACCGGCAAGACCTCTTCCCCGGTGGGCATCGTGTACGTCACGTACTTCGGCCGGTTCGTACCCCACCCCGGGCACCAGGCGGACGACGAGCTGGAGCACTTCCCCGACCCGATCATCCTGCGCAACGAGGTCGCCTGCCGGACGCACAACGGGTACGGCACGAGCTTCGCCCCGGGCGGGCTCCAGCAATCCGTGCGCTACCAGCAGGTCTCCCCGGACGCGTACATGGACGTGTGGATCATGGTCTCGCCGGACCCGACCGTCAGCGACCCGGTACCCGACCCGACCACCACCCCGCCCATAGAGCGGTGGTCCGCCCCCGGCTTCCAGGAGCGGGACTCCCGCCGCGCCGCGTACCTGCCCCTGGTGGCCCGCCCCGTGGACCTGCGCAAGCTGCTGCTCAACGCCACCCGACACCGGCAGGAGAACCGCGCGTGAGGGAAACCGAAGTGTGGGACGGCGACGACAGCGACGAGGACGCCGGAGGGATCTTCGAACCCGAGTCGGGCATGGCGGTGTGGGTCCAGGCCGAGAAGTGCGACACCTGCATCTTCTGGCCGGGCAACCGGATGCACCTGCACAAGGGGCTGCTCCAGGAGCTGGTGCGCGAGGCGGTCGCGGACCGCTCGCACATCCCCTGCCACGACACCCTCCTCTACGGGCGCCGCAACCGGCTGCGGCCCGCCATGTGCCGGGGCTACCACGACCACCCCCAGGGCAACGAGGCGTCGATGGCACTGGACCTCGGCCGCTCCCTGGGCACCATCCATTACCAGCAACCGACGAAGGAGCCGTCCATGCTGCTTGCCGAACTGCTCGCCACCACCGGCCTGTCCATGCGCCTCAAGCGTGGCGACATCCAGAAGCACTCCACCGGCTGGACCAGCCGCGAGTGGAAGGTCACATACGTCGCGGACGGCAAGCCGTTCCGCACCACCTTCCGGCTGGGCAACGTGGACGAGGACCCCAACCTGCTGGAGTGCCTGACGCACTCCCTGGACGTGGTCCGCCAGGTGCGCGCCGTGAAGTCCTACGAGGAGTGGGGCAAGGAGCAGAGCGGCAGTGACGACCCGGCGACCTGGTCCCCGCGCACCGCGTACATGGAGCAGGTGCGCCACAGCCTGCGCCTGGCGGACTTCTTCGGGGACATGATGGACACCTACCTGGAGGCATACGGCGCCAATACCGCCGAGCACCAGGACCAGGCCCCGGCCAACCTGGACGCCCTACTGCCGGGCATGGACGTGAAGCGCGCCGTCCTGGAGGGCGTCGAATGGATGGTGCCGGACTGCACCCATGAGGGCGACGGCCCGCTGCCGCTGTGCACCTGGCGCGTGCTGGCCGTGCACCAGCACCGGGTGCGGGTTGCAGGGCTCGTGCGGGAGATCAACGACGGGTACCGCGCAGTGACCTGGGACGCGGACAGGCGGGAGCTGCACCACCAGCCGCACCCGTTCCGGGAGCTGGCCATCGCGGACGTCACCCGCGCCTACGACCCCGCGCGGCATGACGCCCCCCGGGTGGTGCAGGGATGAGCGCGGTGGAGCAGTGGACCGAGCCGCGCCCCGGCGGGCCGGTGCCGGACCGGGACGAGGCGGAGCTGCTGAACGAGCTGCGGGTGACGGGCCTGGTCCAGACGTGGGACTACTTCTTCCGGTGCGGGGACGACGACCCCGTGTACTGGGTGGCGGTGCCCTACGAGGACGACCCGCGCGAGCTGACGCCCCGGGAGCTGCACGTGTGGCTGGACGGGGTCGCCGACGCGGTGCGACACATGAACAAGCAGTAACCGCCCGGACACTCTGGGTGACATAGGCTGCGGGCGCGGGCTGGCCATTCCATGCGGGGGGCCAGCCCGCGCCTTTGCCGTCCTATGTACCCACGGCTTGACGTCCACTGTCCGCACCATGTTATGGTGTTGGTACACGGTACGGACGACGCGGAGGACACCATGGGAACCAGCACGCTGAAGCACCACCGCAAGAGCGACAACCGGTACGTCTTCGGCTTCGGCGTCCAGACGATCACCGTCACCCGCCGGTTCCTTCCCAGCCGCGCCGTCCGGGTCCGCGTCACCAGTGCCACCCTGTCCGGCAAGGGAGAGGGCAACTGGAGCGAGTACCGCGACTACACCGACATGCACGAGGGCGACGCCGCCTACAGCAAGCAGGCCAGCGCGTTCTGCTCCAAGTGGGAGGCGCGCTACCTGACCCCGAAGAAGGAGACCCCCATGACCGACGAGCCCACCCAGGAACCCACCCACCCCGCCACCCCGGACACCGACCCGCAGCCGACCGCCACGCAGTGGGCGGGCGGCGCCACCATGACCCCCTCCCGCGCGGCGGAGCTGGCCACCCGGCGCACCGGCGTGCAGCACGTGGTCGGCGACGACGGCCGCACCCTGTGCCGCGTGCCCGCCGACGCGCCGGTCATCCCCACCTCCCGCCTGCTGCGCAAGCTGGCCGCACTGCCGGAGCACCGCGACACGGAGGGCAAGGTCGTCGGCCGCGTCCTGGGTGAGTGGTCGGTCAAGATCCCCGGCCGGGGCATGGGGCGCACCGACGCCATGCTGATGCTGCTCAAGGCGCAGGAGGCCCACATCAAGGCCGCCGACCTGTGCGCGCACGGGGTGCGCTCGGGCATCGTCAAGGACCCGGAGCAGGCGGCCACGGTGTCCGTCCACGCCACCTACTTCCGTGCGCTGCGGGACGCCGGGTACGCGGCGGACACCACCTGGGACGAGCTGATCGAGATGCTGCGCCCCATCGTGTCCACCGCGCTGCACGGCCTGGACGACCAGCGCGCGGCGCTGCCCCGGGTCAACCGCACGGGCCAGCTCTCCATCCAGCGGAGCATCGACGCGGCGGAAGCCTTCCTGACGGCCTGCGCCCCGGTGCTGTCGTTCTTCAAGGACGAGGAGGGCGACGACGACTGACACGTTCGTGTACCCGGTGGTTGCCCCCCACCCCGGGCGCGATGTTAAGGTACGGGTACACGGTAGGACTGTAGGCCACCCACCCAGGTGGGTGGCCTCCCAGGAAGGAGACCAACCCCATGGCAGACGGACCCGCCTCCGCGCGTGAGCGCGCCGAAGCAGGCACGCCCCTCGGTACGCGCCTGCGGCTACGGCCGCTGACCGACGAGGAGTACGCGGCCCAGCACGCCGATGCCGTCTGGTCGGACGTGCGCTCCACCCACTACGGGCGCGCGGAGCTGCGCCGCCACCGGCCGGTTCTCGCCCGGCCCGCCTGGCGCTTTCCGTACTACGACCGGGTGTACGTCGCCCACCGCTACTACGCCGCCCCCGCCGGGGACCGCAGCGTGGAGGAGGGCGGGGTGTGGGACATCACCACCGCCCCCGGCTGGTCGGTGTCTCTGTGGCTGGCCCCCTGGGCGGACGAGGCCCTGGGGCTGCCCCGGGACGCGGCCACCGCCCCGGTCATCCACCTGCCCCCGGAGGGGCCGCTGCTGACCGGCGCGCCCATCCTGCGGGACGCGGTGCGCGGCCTGGCGCTCAAGCTCGTGACCACCCCGTGCGACCACGGGTACGGGCGCGGGCGGGACTCCTGCCCCGGCTGCGACATGCTCGACGACCTCTACGACGACCTGCCCTGATCCCGCACGGCCACCCACCCACCCGGGTGGGTGGCCACCCCGCACGAGGAGCGCCATGCAACTGCACGAAGTGGGACTGCCCTTCCGCGTCCCCTCGGAGGATGCCGTACGCGGCGTGTTCTCCCGGGGCCAGCACTACGACCTGCGGGTCCGCGAGGGCAAGCAGCTCCACATCTCCCTGACCGAGGTCCGCGTCACCAAACCCGGCCGCCCCTCCCAGCCCCTGACGGAGGAGCTGGTGGCCCGGATGCTGACCGTGGTCGCGCTGGCCAAGCACGGGGAGACCTACCGGCACCCCGACTCCGGCGACGCCACCCCCGAAGAGCTGGACGCCGGTGACAACTCCGGCCACGTGATCATGTCCCAGCGCTCCGCCCGTGTCATCACCCGCCTGCTGGCCGTCCGCGCCCTGATGCGCGCCGAGCTGGGGATGTGACGTGGAGCTGCTGGAGTCCCCGGAATGGGACGAGCAGTGGCAGGGCGAGATCCTGGCCCGCCACGACGGGTGGAAGTACGTGTGGCTCTGGTACGGGTGGAACATCCGCCTCATGGTCCTCTGGGACGGCGAGCCGTGCGCGCAGACGTGGGGCACCCCGTACGCCTGGTGCTACGAGCGCAGCGACGGCCCCGAGCCCGTACGTGAGGCCCTGCGCGCCTGGGACCCCGACACCCAGGACGAACCCCTCGGCTACAAGAAGAGGGCCGCAGGCGCGCGCGTGGCCCCGAGCAGGGACCCGCGCGACCCGTACAACCGGCCCCGCTGCGAACACGGCGCGTACATGGACGTCGACCTCGACTGCCGACTGACCGTGTGCCACACCACGCTCGGCTACCGGCGCAAGCACGGAATGCCGCTGCCCCCCTTCAGGGTGGGCCTATGACACTCGTCCAGACCCTGTACTGCCAGGGCAGGGAGAACCGCTGCTGGCAGTCGTTCGTCCGCGCCACCGGCAAGACCATGGACCTCTACACGGCGGCCCGCGCGTGCGGCTGGCAGGCGCGGCCCGGCGGACCCGACCTGTGCCCCGCCTGCTCCAAGGAGGAGGCGCTGGAGCGCACGGTCGCCGGTACCTGCCCCGCCTGCCTGGACTTCGTCCGGGTGGAGTTCCGCGACAGCCTCGGCCACGACAACGCCGGGCACCGCACCGGCAACACCCTGGCCAGCGAGGGCATCGTGACGTGGGAGGGCCTGCTGGCCCTGCCCGCGCCGCGCATGCGCAAGATCCGCGGACTGGGCGACATCGGCCAGGACCGCATCAGGTGGGCACAGCGACACCCGAAGGAGCGATACAAGTGAGCGTCATCATCTTCCTGGCCTGCAACGACAAGCGGTGCGACACCATACTGCCGGTCGATTCCCAGGACATCATCAGCGCCCGCATCGAGGCCCGGCGCAAGGGCTGGGACACCACCCGGCACTACGAGGCGCGGAAGTCGAAGTGGGTCACCGAGGACCAGTGTGCCTCCCATGTGGTCAACAAGGGTTCCAACAGCTCCAGCGATGTCACCCGCCGGTTCACGGCCGAGGAGTGCGCCCTGGGCACGCGGTGCCCGGCGGTCCACGCCAAGACGCCCGGCAAGCGGGACGTCTTCCACTGGTGCGGGCACGACCAGCTCGGCCACCGCATGGCCAACATCCTCATCCACGGCGGCTACACGGTCGGCATGGCGAGGGCCGCCGGTGTGGAGGAGCTGCTGGACCTGCGCGGGTTCGGCCGTCTCTGCGTGGAGCGGTGGGAGCACTTCAAGAAGGCGGACACCGATGGCTAGGAAGCCTCCCTCCTCCCACATTCAGGACCCGGAGCGGGCCAAGACCCTGCACGAGAGCGGCGGGGGCTTCTACGCCCCCTACCCGCCACGCCGGGAGGCGGTGGTGGGATACCTGCGGCTGCACAACCAGACCCGCCCCGAGTGGGACGAGTGCGCGGAGCTGGGGGTGCTGCGCGCCCCGTACGCGGACACCGTGACCGGCTACCCCATCCCCATCGGCGAGGGCACCTGGGCGGCCATGGAGGACCCGGTCAAGGTGATCCGCAAGATTGCCGACCTGCTGTGGAAGCAGGGCCGCACCGACCACGCCCTGGTGCGCGGCATCGACCGGGCGATGCTCGCGGACATGGTGGGCGTCTACCTGCGCTACGAGGGATGGGCGCCGCCTAGGGGCAAGGAGATGCAGGCGGCGAAGACCATGATGGACGGGCACGAGTACCGGCTGTCGGAGACGGCCGACCGGCGCGAGATGCGGATGATGCTGGCCGTCCAGATCGACGGCGTGGTCCACTCCACCACCCAGTACCGCGACGCCCCGCGCGAGATCAAGCACATGACGTGGAACCCCAACGACCCGGCGGACGCCCACAACCGGATCGGCGGGAAGCTGCCGCGCCTGCTGCTGGAGTTCGCCTACGGCCTGATCAAGACCATGCGGCCCGCCTACGCCGACACCCCGGAGGACATGTGAGCACCGCCCCGCACGAGGACCCCGACCAGCCGACCGAGGACGGGGAGCACCCGCTGTACGCCTTCCTGATGGCGGCGGCCGGTCAGGACCCGAGCGACCTGGCCATCGTGCAGACCGCGCTCTTCCACCGGCCGGTGCAGGACTTCCTCGGGATCTGGGTGTGCGAGCGCTGCGGGTTCTGCCGCAGCAGCCCCGCCGACCCGGAGGCCGCCCAGGAGGTGCACCACCCGGTGTCCGCGTACGCGCCCTGCGAACAGCTCCGGCTGCTGGCCTGGCCGTACCGCAACCTGGCGCCCGGCTACGAGCTGCGGTGGCTGCCGGAAGAAGTCCTGCCCACCAACCCACCCACCCTCGTGGGTGGGACGGACGGATGAGGAGACCAACCCATGACGACCGCGACCGACACCCGACCCCCGTACGAGGCGCGCTACTACACCTCGGACGGCCTGCCCTTCGAGGAGGCCCTGGACCGGGGGCTGGCCTGGCTGTTCCGCACCGAGCACAAGCAGGGGGCGATCGTCTCCCACCACGGCGACTCCCTCAAGGTCCGCGACAACCGGCGCCTGACCTTCGTCCCGCAGGGCTCGGTGGACAACCGGGCGCCGGTGGTGGTCCTGGACGTGGCCGCGCCGCGCCGCCGCAAGACCACCCATGACCGGCCGCTGGGACAGTGGGGCCTCGCCCCGCAGGAGATCGACGTCCTGGTGGAGCTGCTGGCCGACCGGGGCTACCCGGTCACCAGCCGGTGGAACGGCTTCCCCGCCTCCTCCGGCTCGGTGGCCCTGGGTGAAGCGCGCCTGCACCCCACCATGCTGGCAGCGATCGAGGGCTACCACGCCGGGTGCGCCATGCACTACGGGAGCGTCTTCTGTAACTGCCCGCACTGGCGGGAGGGCTTCTCCCGGCTGACCGGGCTGCGTGCCCGCAACGAGGTGACGACGCTGTGAAGGACTTCCTGGCGGCGCTGCCGCTGTACCTGGCGGCGGTCACCTTCATCGGCATGGCCGTGACCGTGTACCGGGGCCTGGCCGGGCAGATCGCGAGGCGCACCGAGGACGGCCTGAACGGGGCGCTCGGCCTGGCGACGGCCGTGTGCCTGGCGCTCTACCCGCACTGGCTGTCCTGGTCACTGGCTGTCCTGAACGCGATCGTCGGGGCGGTGGGCGTGCACCACTGGGTCACCCGGGGCGAAGGCCCCGCCGTCATCCCCGGCACCCGCTGGCTGGTCCGTCTGCTGGCCCGGCTGGGTATCCGCCAGGGGTGAGCTGACAGGCCCGCAGGCGGCCGTACACCCCCGAGCAACCACGAACCCCCGGCGCCTATGGGCAAGCGCCGGGGGTTCGCAGGTGTTGAAGCAGCGTGAACCTTACACCAGCGCGGCGGGGTCCTTCTCGGTGGGCAGCGTCGAGGCAGTGTTGGGCTGGCCGATCTTCCCCGCGACGTACGCCTTGAGGAACGCCGCCAGGATCATCAGCGGGAACATCGCCCAGGACGGCAGGTCGGCCGCGTACGTGACGCCGCCCGCGACGCCGCCCTCCACGGCCGTCCAGAACGTGCGCTCCGCCACGTCCCAGCGGAACCGCGCGGGACAGAGCTTCCTCACCATCGCGTGCCTCCTCATTTCAGCTTGAGCACCTGTCCGGGCTTGACCTCGTCGGGGTCGGTGACGGTGGCCTTGTTGAGGGTCCAGAGCTTCTGCCAGGTGGTGCGGTGCGCCTTGGCGATGGAGGAGAGCGTGTCGCCCTCCTTGACCTTGTAGGTGGCGGTGGTGGAGGAGCCGTTGGGCGACCAGGACGCGGCGTGCAGGATGCGGGTGGCCACCCGGGTGCGGACGGCGGGCATGCCGGGGAAGTTGTGGCCGCGCGGGTCGGGCTTGCCGGGCTGCCATTCCAGGTGGCCGATGACGGAGGTGTTGCCTGCCTTGCCCCAGCCGTGGGCGCGGACCAGGGCGGCCGACGCGCGGACCATGGCCTCGACCTGGACGGCCGTCCACGGGTCGATGCCGTCGCCCCGGTTGATGCACTCGAAGCCGTAGAAGTGCCGGTTGCCGTCGGCGGTGGCCTCGTTGTCGGCGGGCAGCGGGCGCTCCGCGATGACGGCCTGGAGCACGTCGTCGTCGCCGAGCCCGGCATGGTTGGCGCGGCCGTGGCCCACCAGGTGGACGACGCCCTTCTTGTCGATGACGCCGTGGCACAGCGGGCCGGGGAGGGCGGCGTAGCCGTCGTAGCAGAGCTGCACCATCGCGGCCTCGGTGCTGTAGTCGCCGGTGTGGTGGAGCATGACGCCGTGGGCGGGGCCGAAGGGTCCCTTGCGGTTGCGGTTGTGGGTCCGCCACGAGCCGACCTCGCGGACCGTCAGGCCCTCGGCCTTGAGCGCGGACAGCAGCTTGGTAGCGGAGAGTGGTGAGGCCATGACTCAACGTTACGCCGGGGCTTCCCGGGTGGGTGGGAACCCACCCGGGTGGCGTTATCCGGCGTACCGGGTCCACCAGCCGCGCACCCGGTACGCCGCGTACTTCAGCGGATGCCTCCACACCCGCTGGTCGTGGCACCAGCACCGGCACTTCGCCCCGCAGAACTTGCACGTCCGGCGGCACCGGGCGAAGGGGATCTCCGGGTGGTGGCGGCACGCGGTCGACAGGTACCGGTGCAGCCACGGCCGCAGCCGCGCGGACAGTTCCCGCCCGTCCACGGGCCTCACCGGCGCGGCTCCCGGTTCATCGCAGTGTCCATGCACGGCACCATAGGGCCATGACCAGCCTGCCCGTGGACCCGCGCCCCTCGATCACCTGTCCCGAGTGCGGGGCCACCTCCTCGCACCCGCAGGACGTCCGGCAGGGCTACTGCCCCCGGTGCCACTGGTGGACCTCCGACGCGGTGCTCGGGCAGTGCCCGCCCCCGGGCAGCACGCGGCCCGGCACACCTGCGTGCGCCGGGCCGGTGGAGCTGTCTCAGCCCGTGTAGGGCACCGTGACGACCTGGGTGGCCACCCGCGCCGGGTCGCTGCCGCTGGTCGACTTCACCGTGTACGTACCGGCCGTCTCGAAGACGTGCTGGTTGCCGGTGACGCCGTCGCCCGGGTTGAGCGCCGCCGCGCCGTCCCCGAATTCGAGGACGACCTGGCCCTGCCCGTCGTTGTCGGACGTCACCAGGACGGTGAGCCGCGCCGGGTCGTCCGTGTCCTCCTGGACGGTCACGGTCAGCGGGTTGGGCGGTACCGGCACCTCGGCCATGTGCGCGGCGATGATGACCTCGTGGTCGTCGGTGTCCACCTTCGTGACGACCCCGGCGAAGATCTCCTCCCACTCCTGGTCGGGGTCCTCCGCCTCGTAGTTGCGCCGGTAGAGCACCAGCTCGTCCACGCCCGGCCACGCACCGAGGATGGCCTTGGACCCGGCGGGGTCGTGCTGGGCGAGTCCGTACTTGCTGTACTCCAGCTCGACCAGCAGGCCGCCCTCGTAGTGCTCCTCGATCTTGAAGTTCTTCGCGTCCACCGTGACGGGGACCTCGTCCCGGCCGTCCGGGCGGATCGCTACCTTGTAACTCACTGTGTCCAGCTCCTCACGCTGTGTGCTTGCCTGGACCAGTGTGATGCCCGGAACGTCCTCCTCCGATTGCGAACCCTGCGTGTCGCTCAGAACAACGTCTCTTCCTGGGGCGGGGCCTTGACACCCGGCGCCACCTGCTCCGCGCGCGGCGGGTTGTAGGCCACCTCGACCCAGGTGTCCGTCTTACCGATGGTCCCGCCCGGCACCACGTGCCGAGCGGGACGCAGGCAGACGGGGCACTGCGCCCGGGTGCCCTTGAGCTTGTCGGGCACCACGGCCGCGCACTCCTGGCAGCGGGTCCGCTTGCCCGACATGCACCACACCACCATCTCGTCGCACGCCTGGCAGCGCGTGGCGCAGTGCGTGTAGATCCACCGGGGCTCCGGCGTGATCGCCGGACCCCACACCGGCCGCTGCCCCTGCGCGATCTTCGACGGCTTCAGCAGCCTGCGCCGGGGCCGGTCCTGGTGGAGCGTCATCCCCAGGGCGTGGGCCAGCGGACCGGCGTAGCCGCAGCTCCCGCACGAGGGGTCGATGTGGGTGAGCAGCAGGTGGCGCTCCCACCGCTGCCACCTGATCTCGCCCTGGTCCTGGTCCTCGGCAGGCAGCGCCGGGAGGACGCGGCGCGGCCCCAGCTCCACCCCCGACCACGCATCACGGCCCACAGACTCCACGTGCACACCCCGCCCCTCCCGCGCAAGAGGGCGGTCCCCCCTTCGGGCGACCCCCCTTGACGCACTACCACATGCCACTGACAACTCCAGAAAGCGGTGTCACGATGTGATGATGACCACCCCAAACGCCTACACCCGCACCAGCCTCGTGGACATCTCCGCGCGCACCACCACCGCGCTCACCGAGCTGGACCGGCTTCTTCCGCACATGAGGGCCGTCGCCAACACCGCCACCGGCTCGCGCGCCGTCCTGGCGCAGCGGGCGGTCCAGGAAGCCGAAGCACTGCGCGAACAGCTCACCGTGGCCGACAAGCACGCGGAGACTGTCAAGACCCTCTTTCGTTCCGCCACGCTCTCTCCGGGCGCAGCGGAGCGCGAGGAGGTGCGCGGCACAGCGTGTCTTCCCCCGGGCGCGCTCCCCGCGCTGTACGGCAGCCCCGCTCCCATGCACCTGGGGAGCGGGGCTGCTGCGTTGGTGCGGCGTCAGGTCTGAATCCGCCTGCGCGTCATCAGCGCCGCACCCCCTGTACTCACCCCGCCCAACGCCCCGCCGCGCCCCTGGTTGCGGCCCTGCGGCCCGATTGGGCCAGCCGTGGTAGCCGTGAGCCCCCACGCGCCGGGCGGCGCGCAGGGGCTCACACAGGGCCGAGCAGGCGTCAGGTGGCCTGGGACCCCAACGGCACCGGCTGCTGCGCCTGGCGTGCCTGCACGAAGAAGTTGTCCGCCGGGCGGGAGCTCACCGTCTCGCCGGACGGCTGGGCGGGCTGCGCCGCAGGCGGGGGCGGGGCGGCCACCGGACCCGGACCGGAGGGCACCGGCCGCACCGGCTCCCGCACCCCGCCGCCCTGGATGGGCGGGTACGGCTGCTCGCGCCGCACCTCAAGGGCCGTCAGCGACACCATCGTCGGGTCGTACCCCGACTCCACCAGCGTCCCGTCGAACACCGCCTGCATGTTGCCGCCCTGCCCGAAGTCACGGCCCACCCAGATCCGGTCCACGTTGGGCACCAGGGAACGCAGCACACCGGCCACCCCCGGGTCCCGGTCGATGTCCTCGGCCGTCCACCAGAAGTGCGCCTTGCGCCCCTGCTGGAGACCGGCCAGCGACTGCCCGGCCGCGTTCACCTTCACCTCGACATGCTCCGGGCCACCGCCCAGATACACGAACACTCGTAGCACTGCAACGACCTCTCGTGCGGGTTGGTCTCGTGAGCGCAGAAACCTACCGCCTGACCTGACGCGCCCCCTACATCCCCAGGTCAGGCAGCGCGGCGGCTACATGTCGGTGTACGTCACGTTCCGGAACTTCCCCTCGAACGGATTGGCGGTGTCCCCGTTGGAGCCCTCCTCCTTCTCGACCCAGAAGTAGCCGCCCCGGTACTGCGCGTCCGCCGCCGTCACCGTGTAGTTCGTACCGCCGGACGTGGTACGCCTGAAGGTGATCTGCGTGGGCGTCACGGTCAGCGTGTAGCTGTTGTAGACGTCCGCCGCGATGGCCGGGGTGGAGGCGGTGGCCAGGTAGGTGATCGCGGACGCCTGCGAGGCCCACTTCGCGATCCCGATCTCCCCGTTCTGCCGCTGGAAGACCCGGTACAAAGTCTTCTGGCCCTCCGGCAGGGCGAACGGGTTCTGCCCCGCGTCACCCACCGGCCAGTCGTAGGTGTCCCGGTCGGTCACCGCACCGAACAGCAGGCCCATCTTCGCGCGCACCGTGGACACCGTCGCCAGGGTGTTCCACTTCATGTCCCACGTGATGGAATAGCTCAGCGAGTCGAACAGCGGGCACGCCCAGCCGCACAGCACCGCCGGGCGCCCCAGGGTGGAACCGAACCCGGCGGGCAGGATCAGGCCCTGCTCGGCCGCCTCGGCCCGCCCGCGCACGAACCCGCCCGCCGAGACGACCGCCTTCTGGTCGGTGCTGAAGGTGAGCTGCCCCGTGGCGATCTTCCGGTGCTCCCAGGGGTCGGTCTCCACCCGGTACCCGTACGGCCAGGCCCCGGTCGTCCCCCGGTAGTAGACCGGGTCGTCGGCCATGGCGCCCCGGATGTTCAGCGCCTCCACCCGGGCACGCTGGCTGTGCCGGGAGTTGGTGTTCATCAGCACCTTGAACCCGGCGTCCCGGTAGGTGGCGAACACGGAGTCCGCATAGAAGTCGGACAGGCACAGCCACTGGACACCGGCCGTCGTCAGTGCCGCCGTGGTGTACGGCAGCGCGGTCGTCCCCCAGGTGGCCGGTTGCAGCGGCGTCATGATGGGCGTGATGCCGCTGTTGATGACCGTGGTGGCGTTGGCCACCGTGGAGACCCCGATCATCGCCCACTGCTGGGCGCAGTACTGGAGCACCGCCCGGATGGTGCCGATCAGGCCGTCGCTCTCCGGGTAGACGGCGCCCGCCCCCGGGACGATGTCCAGGAACGCCACCGCCTTACCGTTGATCTTCGCGAGGAAGTCGGACGCGAGCGGCTGGTAATAGCGCTGCGCCAGCCACCCGTACCAGCCTCCGCGCCGGTCGGTGCGGTCCCCCCCGGTGGCGATCTGGTAGGAGACCGGGTCGTTCTCGTCCCCGGCGTAGTTGAGCATCTGTGCCCACTGCCCCGCCGACACCTGGCGGGCCTCCTGGCTGATGTAGATGTTGGTCCGGGTGTCCTCGATGCGGTGGGTGTTCAGGTCGGGCACCACGGCCACGTCGTCACTGCTGGTGGTGGCCCGGAAGTGGATGATGTCGCAGCCCGTGGCCAGGCAGTAGTCCACCTGGTAGGGGGAGGAGTACGGTCCGCGGAGCTGGGCCAGCGCCCAGGCGCCGACCGTGTTGGGGGCGGCGGGCAGGTCGGCGATGGTCTGCGTGCAGATCGCCGGGGTGGGGGCGATGCCGTCCAGGTTCTTCAGTCCGCCGTCCGTGCCGAACGTCAGGGTGTTCCCGGCGTCGTCGGACAGGTCCAGCAGGATGTCCCCGGTGGCGCTGTCGTAGGTCAGCCCGGGGCCAAGGTTCTCCGAGATGCAGGCGGTGATCGCCGCGCACCCGGTCTGCCCGTTGATGCCCAGGCTGATCACGTACGGCTGCTGCACGCTGCCGTTGCCGGTCACCACGATGGGCGCCGCGCCCTGGATCACACAGGAGCAGGACCCCTGGCATCCGCACCTAGCCATATCGGTTACTCCTGTTCTTCGTCCTGGCCGAGGGTGTACGGCTCAAGGTGTGTGATGCCGTCCGCGTCGCGGACGACCTGCTTCCACTCGCCACCGATGTTCAAGATCATCTTTGAGGCCATGACGCCGCTCGCCGTGGCCGCGCGGCCGAGCGCGGCCTGCGAGCCGATGGCCGCGCGCATCGGGCGCTGTGCCGCCCGCTGGCCGGGCAGGGGGGTGCTCACGTCAGCTCCTCGTCTACTTCGGCCAGCGGCACCAGGGAGATGGCGACCTTCTCCGACCCGTTCTGCCAGGACACGTCCAGGTCGGAGAGCATGAAGCCCTGCACGACGGGCGTGCAGAACGCGTCGGCCAGCACGTCGAACCGCTCCCCGGGCACGAGCTGGCTCATCTGCACCGGGGCGGTGGTGGTCAGCGTGGAGCCGTCCGGGATGGTGATGGTCAGCGGGACCGGGTAGCGCCCGGCGATGGCGTCCTTGGCCGCCGCCCGCAGGTCCGCGTCGGTGACCTTCTCCTCGTCCACGTTGACCAGCACGTCCAGGCGCCCGTACGCCGTGCCGGTCCGCCCGGTGCCCAGCACCTTCGCCGGGTCGCCGTCGCCGTCCTGCGAGGGGTTGTCCGCCTTCTGGGTGGAGGCGAAGCCGTAGGTGGCGGCCGTCGTGCCGTCCTTGATGACCTCGATCTCCCCGGCGAAGTCGTCCAGGGTCAGCCGGGCCAGGGCGCGGGTGGAGTTGGTGGGCTTGCCGCGCAGCAGGATGCGCCGCCCGATGGTCGTCCAGGTCAGGCCGCGCTTGGCCCACTCGCGCCAGATGTTGCCCAGGTACTCGGCCCACGCGGCGGTGTTGGTGGAGCCGTCCTTCTCCACCTTGATGGTGGGCAGCCCGGCATCCCGGCGCACCACGTAGTCCATGATCCCCGCGTAGTCCGGGGGCACGGACAGGCTGGACTCCTCCATGTTGAGCCGCAGGTGGTTCCACGCGATGTAGGTGATGGGAGCCCGGCGCCGTCCCTGGGCGTCGGCGACCGCCTCCGTGTAGCTGATGTCGTAGGTGTTGACCAGCTTGTCGAGCCACGAGATCACGTCGCGCGCGTTGATCTCGATGGACTCCCGGCGGGCCACGGTGGAGATGATCGGCCCCTGCCACACCAGCTCGGTGTCCCGGTAGACGGACAGCTCGTGCACCCACGGCTCGGCCTTGCCGATCGCCACGCAGCACTCCGGGCTGATGTTGCCCTTCAGGACGGTGATCTTCGCGTCGGAGATGTCGTTGATCGTCCGCGACCAGGCCACCTGCGTCAGCCGCTCCATCGACGCGGACGGGTAGGGCAGCGCGCCGCCGCGCCAGTGGATGACCGCGCTGTAGGTCTCCGCGCAGCCAAGGCTCGTGGTCTGCTCGCCGACCGCCTGCCCGCCCTGGGCGCAGCCGCCCGGCGGCACGTAGGTCACCGAGTTGGAGGTGTCCTGCTCGGTGGCGCCGGTGTTGCGGTGCACCACCACCACGTACGTCAGCGGGATGCAGCCGGGCGGAGCGGTGTCCAGCCACACCGACCCGTCCGGCAGGGTGTCCCCGGTGCCGGAGAACAGAAGCTGCTCGGTGCCGGAGACGATGCGGGAGATCGTCCAGCTCTGGATGTCGGTGGCATCCGCCAGGGACACGGTGAGCTGGACACCCGGGTCCGGCTCGGAGACGGACAGCGCGGACAGGGTGATGCCGGGGGTGACGGACGCGCTGATGGCGTACAGGTTCATCAACCGGCCGCCGTTGGGGCCGGAGGCGAAGCCGAACACCAGCTCCGGCCCGGTGCCCAGGTTCCAGAACGCCACGGACTCCGGCTCGCGGTAGTCCAGGGCCAGCGCGTGCAGGTCGTGGACGCGCTGCACCACCGCGCCGGAGGCGGAGTCCACGACGGTGAAGAACACGTTGCCGTTGCCGGACGGCGGCGGCGGGTTGTCGTCGCCGTAGGCGGAGCCGTGGAACTGGTAGATGTACCCGTTGAAGATCTGCCAGGACTGGAAGTCCGGGTACGAGGGCCGGGCGTAGTCGGCCAGCGGCGCGGTGAAGTTCTTGGCCTTGAACTGGACCAGGTCGAAGATCCGGTACCGGGTTCCGGAGCCGGTGTTGTAGGCGACGGCGAACTGCCCGTTGGGGATGTCCAGCCCGGGGGTGATGCTGGTGGAGCCGGGCACCGGGTTGTAGTCGCTGATGGTGGGGGAGGTGGGGTCGATGACCGCACCGTCCTGGAAGGGCAGGCGGGCGATGCGGCGGCCGTGCGCGTTCGTCCCGATGGGCTGCATGACCGCGTCGTAGGCGATCCAGATGTAGGTGACGCCTGCTTCGACCTCCACCCCGATGCCGGAGCCGTGGTCGAAGGAGCGCACGTACATGACGCCGGTCACCGCGCCGGTGGCCACGTTGACGCGGTTGATGGCCAGGTCGCCCCGGCTGTCGCGCACGCCGGTGGCGGGCGGCCCGGACTCCCCGGGCAGGGTGACGCCGTTGGCGATGACCTGGGTGACGTAGAGGAGGTTGTTGGCCTCGTCGTAGTCGGCCTGCTGGTGGACGCGGGTCTGGTTCAGGACGACGCCGGTCATCACCGGCGCGGCGGTGGCGCTGAGGTTGAACAGGATGTCAGGCACGGCTCACCCCAGGTCCGAGCGCGGTACGAGCAGGACGCGGGCGGTGGCGTCGGTGGCGGTCCAGTCGGAGCGGGACCACACCTCGATGCACAGCCCGGTGGGGCACGGGAAGGAGGGCCACTGGAAGAAGGCGCCCTTGGGTCCGTACACGGTGGGCGTGGAGGTGGCGGTGCCGATGGGGAACTGCGGGCACTCGACCTGGGAACGCTGTACGCGGCCGTCTACGCGCAGCGTGGACCCCGCCGGGATGTAGGACACGTTCACGTCGGAGCAGGCGTTGCAGGGATCGTTGAAGTCGGAGCAGGCGTTGCCCTGGGGGTTGGACCAGAACCGCACCAGCAGGCGCCGCATGTCGGTGGACCCGGTGCGGATCTCCAGGACCGGCACCGACTCCAGCCACTGCGGCTGGTCGGTGGGGTTCACGGTGATCCGCGAGCGGCGGAAGGTGCCCAGGCCGGAGGGGTAGCACGGGGAGACCGGGGCGGGCGCGGCCGGAGGCAGTGCGGGCTGCGGGCACAGCGGGTCGGTGGTGCACGGCGCGGGAGTGAGGCACTGCTGGTACACCTGGTCCGGGTCGGTGTTGACGACCAGCTCCCCGGTGGACAGGGCGACCCAGTCCACGTTCGAGGCCAGCGGGTCGCGGTAGATCCACGGCTTGGCGGCGGCCAGCGTGAAGGTGACGGTGGCCCAGATGAACCGGCCGTCCTGGAGGTACTGCTTGGTGGTGACGACGGGACCGGCCAGCAGGCCGACGTCGTACAGGCGGCGGATCTCCGCGTCCCCGAGCACCTGGCCGCTGGCGGTGGGGTACTCGCCGGGGCAGCAGGACAGCACGCACAGCTCGTCCCCGTTGCAGGTGCCCGACGCGCCCTGACAGGTGGAGCCCAGCAGGGACAGGGACAGCCACTCAAGGGCGTAGTTCAGCTCGCACTCGCCGGTGGTGATGATCGCGACGGTGAAGGCGATCTCGCGGTGCGTGCGGCGCAGCGGGCCGAGCGCGGAGCCGTCCCCGATCAGGGCGGTGGGGGTGCGGGCGATGGGATTGGAGTTGAACCCGGCCACGTCCAGGCCGAACACGCCGAGCACGCCGCGCGCCTCGGGGGCGTTGTCCGACCACCACGGGGCGTCGTCGCCGACCTGCTCGTACGGGTCGTCGCCCAGGGCCTCGGCGGTGGTGTCGCAGGGTTCGCAGCCCACCTCCAGCCCGGCCGCCCGCGCGTACGCGACCGCGCGGGCGGAGTTGACGATCTCGTTCCCCGCGAGCGCGAGGTAGCCGTCCCACACGTGCCCCTCCTAGATCCCGCTCGCGCGGGCGACTTGTCCGTACAGGTGCTGAGCGAGGACCAGGGGGTCCGTGTGGGGAGCGGTGACGTTCCATGTGTGGCTGGCGGCCGGTCTGTCGAGGGCGCCGTGGCGCTTGAGGAGGTCCACGAGGCCGGACTGCTGGGCGAGCTGCACGGCGCGGGCCGGGCGCATCATCGGGACGACGACTTCCTTGCCCGCCTCGCCGATGAGGGCGCGGGTGGGGCCGGTGACGATCCCGCCGTCCGCGAACGGCAGCAGGTCCTTCACGGGACCCGGCAGACCGGACTTGATCTTCGCGACGATCTGGGAGCCGATGTTGCCCAGGGCGGAGACGATCTTGCCGGGCAGGGAGCGGAAGAGGCCGACCACGGAGGAGATGAACCCGGAGATGGCTCCGGAGACGCGGCCGTACAGGGACGAGAAGACGGAGGCGATACGGCCGCCGAGTCCGGACAGGGCGGAGCCGATGCGTCCGGGCAGCCCGGAGAAGAAGGAGACCACCGAGGAGCCGAAGGAGCGCGCGGCGGACAGGGCGCTGGACCCGGCGGAGGTGAACAGCGCGGCCAGCCGTCCGGGCAGGGAGGTGATCACCGCCAGGATGCGTCCGGGGAGCGCGGCGAAGAAGGCGACCGCGCTGGAGATCCACGAGGAGATGGCGGCGGTGGTGGCGTTGAACGCGGACACGAAGGCGTTGAGCAGGAACGAGCCGAGCGAGACCAGGGCGTTGTAGATCTGGCCCGGCAGGACGGTGAAGATGTAGATGATCCCGGCGATGGCCGTGAGGATGGCGATGGCCACCCCGGCGATCGCGCTGGTGAACAGGTCCAGGAGCAGTCCCGGGAGCGCCATCAGGGCCGCGAGGATGCGCCCGGGGAGGGCCACGAAGAAGTTGACCACGGCTGTGATTCCGGTGCTGATGGCGGTGCTCACTGCGGTGAAGGCAGTGGTGAAGAAGTTGACGATCATGGAACCGAAGGAGGACAGCGCGCTGACCACCAGGCCCGGGATCTGGGGCAGGAAGGACAGGACGCCGGTGATCCCTTCCAGCAGGAAGGTGAGCACGCTGACCACGCCGTTGATGATCGGGACGACGACCTGGATGGCGGTCCACGAGATGATCGCGGCGGCCACCTGGAGGATGGGTCCGGCGAGCTTCAGGAACATGGACAGCAGGGGCGTCAGGGAGACGATCAGTTCCGCGATGGGCGGCAGGAGCGGGATGAGTGCCTGGACCAGCGCGGAGAAGGCGTCCACCAGGGGGGGCAGGGCAGGCATGAGGGCCTGGAGGATCTGCGCGATGAGTGGCACGAAGGCAGCTACGACCTGAACGACCGCTTCGCCCAGGACGGTCAGGAGCGGGACGAGGGACTGCGCGGCACGTCCTAGCTCATTCCCGAGCATAACGGCCACTTGGGTCAGAACGGGAATAAGGGGCTCTACGGCGGTGAGCAGGTTCCCGATGATGGTGGCCAGCGGCTGGAGCAGCGGCACCACGATCTGAAGCGCACCGGCCAGCACCGCACCGAACAGCGAACCCAGTTGCGTGATCACCGGCACCAGCGCGCCACCGATGGTCGTGATCACCGGAGCAAGCGCCGTGAGCAGGGTCTGGAGCGCGGGCAGCACCGCGCCGGTGATGGCCTGGCCGATCGCCCCGAGCACTTCGAACAGCGTGGAGAGCGCGGACTGCGCGGCGGCCGTCTGGAAGAACGTGGCCAGCATGGTGGTGAGCTGGCCAATGACGACCAGGATGCCGCCGCCCTCGGTCTGCATGGCACCGAACACCGAGGAGAAGATCGACCCCAGGCCGGACACGATCGTCCCGAGCTGCCCGAAGACGGTGAGCGCTCCCTGCACCCACCCCACCGCCTGCCCGCCCCGGGCCGCGTCCGTGAGGAAGGTTCCGAAGGAGCTGGCGGCGTTCGCGATCCCGGCGGCCACCTGGGGGCCGAAGGCTTCCGCGACGGCCCCGCCCATCTCGATGAACCCGGACACCACCGGCCCGATGTTCTTGGCCAGGCCGGAGATGGCCGAGTTCACCCCCGTGAAGATCGACTCCAGGGCGGCCACCGAGCGCTGCGAGGTGGCGGCCCTGAGCGCGGCGGCGGCCACCTGGCCCCACGACCCGGCGGTCTCGACCAGGTTGTTGCGCAGCGGGCCGAGCGCTTCGGCCGCCGCCTTGAACTGACCGGCCAGCGGCTCCAGGAAGGCGCCCTGCACGGACTCCTTCAGCGCGTCGAAGCCGGGCTTGAGGGCGCGTACCTCGGTGGCCGCTGCGCGCGCGGCCGGGGTCAGTCCTTCAAGGGTGGTCTGGAACTTCTCCGCGTCGTCCGTCAGCGCGGAGCCGAAGGCTTCCCCGAGGCCGGAGGTGGCCAGCTTCAGCGTGCCGAACGCCGCGACCAGGCCGAGGATGCCCGCCGGGGCGGCGGCGATGATCCCGATGGCCGGGGCCAGCGCTCCGGCCAGGGAGCCCGCGATACTGATGAGGGGACCCATGACCGCCGCCAGGCGGCCGAAGCCACCGGCCGCGCTGGTGGCAGCGGAGCTGCCGTTGTTGAGCCCGTCGACCAGCCGGTTGAGGCCGCGCCCCAGGGCGTCGGAGTCGGAGTCGGTGTCCACCCGTACCCGGATGGGCGGGGGGTCCAGGCGGCGCAGCGCCCGCAGGAAGCCGTCGGTGTCCGGTACCACCGGCACCCGGATGGGATCGATGCCCCTCAGCTGGCGGCGCATCGCTGCGGCGAAGCGGCGGATGTCCGGCTCGACCGTCACCGGGATGGCGGCCATTCCGCGGAGCGCCCGGACCAGGTCCGTGCGGAACCGCGCGACTTCCGGGTTGACCCGGACGTCCACCGTGATGCCCCGGGTGTCGCGTGCCAGGACGGTGCGGAAGCGGGCGGTGTCCGGGTCCACCTGGGCGGTGACGGTGAAGCCCCGGGTGGCCCGGTTCATGGCCGTCTGGAAGCGCGCGGTGTCCGGCTCGATGCGTACCTGGATCGCGCCGAGCCCGGCCAGCCCGCGCTCCAGGTCGGCGCGGAAGCGGGTGGTGTCCGGGTTGACCCGGGCGGAGATGGCGGTGCCGGACAGGGAGCGGTTCAGCGCGGTGACGAACCTCGTGGTGTCCGGGTCCACCCGCACCGTGGTGGTCAGGCCCCGGAGCTGCCGGTTGAGATCGCTCTGGAAGCGGGTGGTGTCCGGGTTGGTCCGCACGCTCACGTCGGTGAGCGCGCGGAGCTGCCGGTCGAGGTCGGCCTGGAAGCGGGCGGTGTCGGGGTTGACCCGCACCGAGACGGCTGTCAGGCCCCGGAGCTGGCGGGTGAGGTCGGTGGCGAAGCGGGTGGTGTCGGGGTCCACGCGCACGGTGGCGGTGATGGAGCGCAGCGCGGTGCGCAGGTCGCGGGTGACGGTGCGTCCGGCGTCGCGTCCGGCGTTGCGTACGGAGCGCTGGAGGGCGTCGTCGAAGGCGTTGCCCGCCTCCTGCCCGGCGCGGCGGAGGTCTTGGCGCAGCCCCTGGGTGAACGTGCCGATGTCGGCGGACACCACGACTGACGCGCGGCCGACCTCACCTGCCACCGGCTCCTCCAAGGCACGGCGAACCACGGGGGTGGTTCGCGGCCCGGCCCACTAGCCAGCGGCTGCTCACTTCTCGTAACCAGCAGGCTACCGTGCGTGACCGCTGGTGGCCGGGTGGCCATGGGGTTTTTCAGCGTTGTTCGCCGTTCTCCGGATCGCTGGCGTAGCGGCACCGGCTCGGGGCACAGTGGGGTCTGTCGCCGCCTGGCGGTGGCACTGAGGGGCCTTGCCTGACCCGGACTGGCTCCGTCCACAGGCGGCCCGGTTGCCCCCATGCCAGGGGCAGTGAGCACCGGGCCGCCTACCCCCCTCCTCCCAGCGCGGCCATCGCCGCCTTGAACGCCGCGTCCTGCTCGGCCGGGGAGAAGCCCGGCATCGCCTTCATCCGCCGCTTGCCCATCGGCTTGGGAGGCATGAAGATCTCCGTCTCCACCCGGCGTGCCTCCTTCTCGTCCTGCACCCGGGAACCCACCCAGGCCAGCGCGGCGGAGATCAGCCGGTGCGCGGGCGCCCCCGAGGGGTCGAAGTTGTGGCTCACCGCCCACGCCCCGAAGTACCGCCAGGACTCCAGCACCGTGGCGGACAACCGGGCCGCCGCCCACCACGGCACCCCGAAGATCTCCTCGGACAGGCCGAGCGCGATGTGATGGCAGGCCCGCAGCCCCAGCTTGTCGTGCGGGTCCCCGAGCCGGTCGTAGAACTGCGCCTCGTAGTCGGGGTGCAGGCAGCCGGGCACCAGCGCCGTCCACGTCCCGGCCGTGGCGAACCCGGCCAGCACGCGCCCGTCGTAGGGGACGTCGAGGGCGTACTGCTGGCCGTCCACGGTGAAGGGGAGCAGGCCCCCGTCGATGGGGCCGAAGGCGGCCAGCCGCTCCGGCGGCGCGCTCATGCCTTGCGCGCGGCCGTCTTCTTGGCAGCGGTCTTCTTCGCGGCCGGTTTGGCACGGCGGGCCGCCCGGTTGGCCGGGACCTCCTCGCGGCGCAGCGGGTTGTCGACGCCCATCTCCGCGTACTGCGCCTCCAGGTCCGTCTCGTAGTGGTCGGCCACCAGGCGCACCACGTGGATGACGTACGCGAGGGTGACCTTGCGCTCGCCCATGTCCAGGAGCCGGGCCATGAGTTCGTCCGCGTCGTCCTGGTCGAAGATCGACAGCAGGATCTGGGACACCAGGTGCTCCGGCATCCCGGGGTCGGCCTTGATCTGCTCCGCGTCGTTGAGCCGCGCCATGAGGACCGGCAGGGAGTCCTTGGGGCAGTGCGCCGTGTACACCTTGCCGTCCACGCGGATGGGGACGGTGGGCAGTTCGTTGCGGTCGTAGCCGGTGTCGGCGTCGAGCACGAAGTCCGTGGCCATGCGGGGTCTCCTAGCTGAGAGTGACGGAGCGAGTGCTCAGCGTAACCACGGGGTGGCGGGGTTCAGCGGGACGCCGTGACCGACATGCGGCGCGAACCGGGCGGCCGGTACCCTGCCGCGCGTGACCAAACCCCAACGCGCGGCCCTCGCCGCCGTCCCCGTGCTGTCCCTGGGACTGCTGTCCTGGCTCCCGCTGCTGTACCTGTACCTGCGCGACCCGGCCAAGCGAGCGCGCCCGGTGCTGTGCGCGATCATGCTCGCGTGCACCGCCATCCTGGTGTGGGGCCTGGTGACCACCGAGGAGGGCACCGGCCGGTCCATGGCCTACGGCGTGCTCTACCTGTGGATGATCGCCCTCGCCTCCGTGCTGGCATGGCTGGAGTCCAGGCCCCAGGTGGCACCGGCCAAGGACCCGTACGCCTGATCTTGGCTGTGCGGCCGTCTAAGCGCCGATCTTGAACCCGCCCTCACTTCGCCCCGGGCCAGGCCCCCGGGCGCGCGACAGCCCCCCGTATCCGCACCACGGGGGGCTGTCGCTGTGAACGCCCAACTCACTTACTCGCTGTCCTCGCCTCATCCTAGAGGCTAGGTGTAGATCACCGTGTCATCCACCGGCCACGGCGAGGCGGCCTGCAACGCCTCCAGGAGGAAGCGCTGCGGACGCTGGCCGCGCACCTGCCGGGCGAAGACCAGGTTGCCCCGCCCGCGCGGCGTGGTGCGCGCGTTGCGCGCCTCGAACACCAGGAACTGCCCCCGCTTGGGCCGGATGGGCTGGCCCTTGGGACCGTAGATCCCCGTCCCCTCGTGCACGTACAGCGCGTACTCCAGATCGCTGTACACCCACCCCTTCACCGTCCGGCTGGTGACCTCCATCTTCGTGCGCAGGGACGCCCGCAGCGGGCCGTCGTCCACCGGCGCACCGGCCACCGCCAGGTTCCGGGTGGCCACCACCACGGCGCGCACCGCCTGGTACACGTCCCCGTCCGGGGAGCGCAGCAGGCGGTCGATCCCCGCGTCGTCCAGGGTGATCTCCACACGGCTCATGCCTTCATCCTGCCCGGCTACGAGCACCCGCACCGCGCGTACGCGCTGACGGCCTTGCCGCAGCCCTCGCACTGCTGGAACCCTTCGCGGGTGGGGCGCTGGATCTCCACCACCAGCTCGGTGCCGGTCCCCGGGCAGCCGCAGCCACTGGTGGGCGAGCGGACCTGGAAGCAGGTCCCGCACACCGGGGGCATGGGCGGTGCGACGAGCGCGGGCACCTGCTCGCGCACACGGGGCGCGCGCGTGCGGGTGGGCGGGTACGGGCGGCGCGGCGCCGGGCGGGCCGCAGGCGCGGGTATGGGCGGCGCGGCGGTGGGGATGATGCGCACCCCGTCCCGGGCCAGGCGCGCGATCTCGTCCGGGTTCTCCTCCCACTGAAGGCGGACCACGATCCCGCGCTTGCCGCCCGGGTTCACCAGCCACTCCTCGTCGGGGGTGTCCAGCAACCCGGGCACCGGGTCGGCCGCGTACCGCAGGAAGATCCGCATGTAGCCGGTCTCGTCCGCGTCGTCCCACTGGTGGACCGGGCGCGGCCAGACGCGGTTCCGGCCGTGGATGGGGTCGCCCAGCCAGAAGGTGCCACCGGCGCCCAGCTCGCAGCGCTCCAGCAGGCACCGGCCGGTCACCTCCCGGGAGGGGAACGACTCCATCTCCAGGC